AGCCTGTTTTCCAGTGTCTTTCTCAGTCCTTGGTTGTTCTTCCCAAGAGCAAGCACCCAGAGCAGGAGAAGCGGTTTCTTGTCCTTGTCCTCCGTACATTTCGTTGCGTAGGAAGTCGTAAGGTCAAGGATTTCCTCTTCCAGCTCGTCGAGTACCTGTCCGATTTCCTCAAACATCTTCTCGTTGTAATTGGGTGAAATCTGAAAATTCATTGGGTCGACACCGTATCTGTACGCTATGAGTGTAATCTTCTCCGCTGCATCCTCAAGGAGCGCGTCGATTAGTGAAGATAATCCTCTCGCTGCCGATTCACGTCTGAGTATATACCTCTTAGCCTTGTTGACATCTTCTTGCGATACAGGTTCGAAGTTGTCCGATAATTGTATCTTGATATTTTCTGCCATTCCAATCTGTAATTAAGGGTGACGGATGAACCGCCACCCGATGAATTAACTCTTTCCGTCGCCGTCCCAGTGGGAATACGGTTTCCCTGTCATGGGGTTGATTTTATTATTATTTGAATCCCATTGTGCTCCAGACATATTTGGTCTGCCTCGTTTACCACCACTTCCGCTACCTTTCTTAATAACAACCTTACGTGCATTGTTCTTGGAGGAAGAAGATGAATTGTCGGAAGTTGATACTGTTGTCTGCCGAACCTCTGCATTAATCTCTGCCTGCGCCTCAGCCAGTTCAATCTGATGGTCAAACTGGATGTCGAGCTTCTGGTCTTGCAGCAACAGGTCGTTCATCTGCTCTTCCTTCTTCTCTGCCATCAGTCGGCTCCATTCCTGTGGAGTTGCATACGGGAACTTCTCTGATGCCGTCTGCTTAGAACAGAAACCGTTCTGAACGCCAGTGGCGAGGATTGTGGCAAGCTCTCCTTCTGAGATAGGGATGAAAGGTATGCAGAAATGTGATAGCGGAAGGTTGATGAATTTGAGACGAACCTCGTACTCTATTCCTGCTCCCCAAGAGAAGATGTCGACCATCTTGTCAATCACCTCATCGAACTCCTGCGTCTCATTCATCGCCTTGTTGTAAGAGTCTGAATAGAGAAGTTTGATGGCGGCGGCTGGTGTATCTCCAGACTTTAACTCAGGAGCCTTTACAACCATTGACTGCTCATAAATCTTACGTTTCAGCTCGTCAAGCTGTGCCTTGTATGCGTTAGACGCATCCTGTCTCTGCAGGAATTCAGCCTTACCATCCGAAGGAATAAGGAAGATTTTGGCAGCATACGACATATCTCCCATCGACAATTCCTCAATCTTTCTTCCAGAACCTTGTGTGAGCGATAAGATAGGAAGACCGAATGCGGAATTGCTTTGTGCGAGACGTGAGAAAGCAAGTTCATAGTGTTCTATGGTCTCTTGTGAACTTGACCAGCAAGGCCCTGAGTCACATCGTCTGTATGCCACTGGTATCTGGTCGAATCCATGTTGCTCTGGTTTTGCGTCAAGTACATATCCGTCAAGGGAGAAATTACCGACATAGTTGATTTTCTCCGTTTCAGGCGTCGCATTCGGATCGCCCTCGGATTCCACGTCTTCTACGAATCGGTAGTAGTATTTATCATCCCACACGTCCACGTATTTGCGCATATCTCCTTTGTCGTTGTAGTCCTGATACTGACGCGCAAATATGCTAAGCCTTGCCGTTTTCCTGTCGTAGTGCGGATAAAGCACATCACCTTTTAGGAATGTGAATACCCTCCAGTAGAACTTTCCCTTTTCAAGGATTCCTATAAATGCTGCATCTCCTGTAGAAAGGACGGACTTAGCCATTTCATACCATGCACGTTCCATTGATTTCTCAGCCCATGCAGTCTTGAATTTGTAGAAGTCCTGACGTGTACCGTCATTCTCAGTCCTGTCGGATAAGTCAAACTGGATATCGTTTCCAGTCAGTCTGACAAGTCTGTCTTCGAGGATTTCCTGTTGAAAAGCAAATGCGTGACGTTCCCATTCTGTCTCGTAATAGAGTCCGTTCTCATCGGCCTGCATCCATGTCTGATAGATCTCGTGGTCATTGATTGCATGTGAATTCGGGTCGAGTTCGCGGATAAAGTCCTCCTGAGTTACGATGTCGTAATTCAGTTTGTCCATTGTAATACTCTCCTCTCCAATGTCAGTACGTGGTTTGTCTTTTTTCTCGCCCACGTCCGCATTGATACGGTAGAACGGCTTCTTCGTAAGCAGTTCGCGTCTGTAAGTTTTTTCTTGTGTTGTTGTCATTTTTTTTATAAAAACTAATTATGTTAATGCTTTTCCGTGGGCCTCACGGGTTAACTGAAATTGAAAACTCTTCTATGCTTTACATGTCCGCTAAGGAAAGACGGGACTTCAATTTCCGTTTCCTTCACGTCGAATATCTCGAACATGATGAGTCCTTCTATGAAGTCAGGCGAGTGGCCGACGAGCGTCCGCTTCTTCATCATGTCCTTCGGTATCAGCACCCATCCCTTGTCCTGCTTGCTCATGTCCTGACGGATTGCCCTGCGCTCCTTCTGAAGGATGAACTGCAGGTCATTGGTGGATTTCCCTGACTTGAACTGTCTTCTCAGAAGGGTAGGCTCGATACTCCATTCTCCCTGCTGCGTGTGCTGTGCGAACTTGTATGCGCACTGGGACTTCATGCAATCGTAGAGATGTCTGTCCTCCCTTGCTACTGCCTCCTGGTTGTTGAATGGGATGGCATTCGGGAAAGCTCCTTTCAAAACCTGTCCCATACCCTGAAGGTCGTATACGAAGTTCTGTTCCAGCACTCCCCATTCGCGCAGCTTCGCCTTGATGAGGGGTACGGTGTTGTACGGGTCTACGCGGCAGACGTACACATCCTGAATGTGGTTGCCTATCCTGAACCATGTGACGCAGTTGTCGCCTCCGTCACCAGCGACGTCACAAGAGGCACGTCGTATTCTGTCTCCGAGCAAGGCGGAGTTGCTGAAACACTTCTCCATGTGGAACGGCTGTATCATGTCGTCACCGACGGCGATGGCATCCCAGTTTCCGTCCCATTCCTTCGCTCGTTCCTCAGGTGACTTGTTGAGGATGGACGAGATGTATTCCTTGTCGTTCCGCATCAGCGCCTTGTTCTCAAGCATACTCGCCTTGATGAATACGGCTGACTTGACGGCGAACGTCATCTTCTGATATCCGAACTCCTCCAAGGCGGGATTCCATGCGGCGTCTATCTCTTCCTTTGCCTGCATGTACACCTCTTCTGGCGTGCTACCCCACACAATATTATCTACCGTCTCACCTGTTATGAAGAAATACCTGACGACGCCGTTGCGCCATGGTATCGGTAGTCCGTGCTTCTCAGGATGCTTCTCCCCGTCGGGGTAGACCGTTTCCCTGTCGGCGATCCACCAGTCGACGAACTTCCTCAGCCACGATAGAGGGTCGGGGTTACATGTTCCGATGATACGTGAGCGCAGCCCGATGGTGTTACGGTTTGAACCCATTAGTATCTTGACGAACTCGAAGGGTATCTGAGGAAGCTCGTCTATGCCGATATAGGCTATCTGCTGACCTCTGTATTTGTCCTCAAACTCCTTGTATGTCATGTCAAAATGGTCAAAGGACATCTTCGCCCCAGTCTTGAAGTTCCACGTCATGTCGTCCTTCGACTTATTGTATTTTCCGAGATTAGCGAACCATCGGCTGCTCTCGTTCTCGATATTGCTGAAATCGTCCTTGTTCTTTCGGAAGAGGACGCTGTTGTAGTGCTTGTTCTTTATGTCGTACAGCCCCTCCATGAGCATGAGGGCTGTGTTGTGGTTGACCGTGTAGGCGTCAGTGAGATACAGGTGGTCGTTTCCTGAGACCGTTATGCATCTGCAGTTGACCTTGTGCTCCGCCTTTGAGACCCAGAGAATCTTCTTCGTCAGACATTCGTCGAGGTCAGATATCTTCTTTGGTATAGGAGCCAGTGTCTTTGCGATGACATTCCTGCATTTCCTGTGCCATATCTTCTTGTTGTCGGGGCATTTGCAGACTACCCTGTAATATCCGATCTTATCGGGATGGTCGGTTATCTCGCTTACGAGTACGAATATTCCGAGCGAGCGTGCCATCTGCGCCACCTGTCCCGCGAACTTCTTTCCTGGTATGTCCACATACGGATAACCGTCCTTTGAGGAACCGATTCTGTGGAACATACCTTTCAGGAACTCCCATCTCGTTTCCACGGAAGCGTTCATGTAATAGTCAGGTATGTAAGCTGGCGAGCCGTTCCTGCATGAAGTGACCTGTTTCTGTGCGAATTGTGATATTCCTCGAAGCATGTACTGGCCTGAACGGTAGTTCTTATACACTTTGTAGCCGTATTTTCTGAACAAGAAAGCCTCGAAATTGTTTTCTGAAAGCGGAATACCGTATCTATGGAACTCCCATGTACCCTTGGCGACGAGGTATCCAAGGACAAACGGATGGATAGGCATCACGGACGGTATTCTCGCCTCATCAATCTCCACCTCCCCGCAGAGAGGCAGCTCGACATGCTCTATCCTTTTCTTCCTTAGTGAGTGTGGTGGTTTGACGTCAATCCTGTAACAATTGAGAATATCCCTTGCAGTCCAGACCATAAAAGGCTCGTCGGCATGTCCTCTTGCAAGGAATCTGTGATTGTCCATACATCTGACCTCCGTTCCGTCATCGAGATGCAGGACATAGACGGTGTTTTCCCCTTGTTCGTAGATTCCAGTGACCTCCTGTATACCTTCATACGGGGTACAGATGGGGTCTCCGATGTGCAAGTCGCCGATTTTCCTGAATCCTGTAGGTGTTGCGACTGGCGTGTAGTAAGGATTCGCCTTTCCTCCTCCTCGGTTTCCTCCGTAGATAATCAAGTCCGCGTCGCTGTGAAGTCCGTCTTCCTGTGCGCCTTCGTTCGGGATGAAATACCGAGAGTTCTTCTTCTTTTCTTCCTCCGATCTTAGGTTCTCTATGAATTCGGAGGTGCGGATGGCCTTGCCGTCCAGCGTGTTAAGTCCACTAAATTCTTTCATAATCAACAATTCCTTTGTTTGAATACCACAAAAGTATCTATAAACTGTTCTATTACAATATGTTTTAAAATTTTTCTTCAATTATTTCTTTAAACACATTGTAATTACTACACATTGTACATAAATTTGCGACAAGAAGGCGGCAGAGAGCCGTTCTTATCAACACAAAAATTAAACTAGAAAAGAAAGACTATGGAGAAAAATCTTCTCATTCAGAACTTGAAAACTAAGGCTGGAATCGACAACCTTAGCGACAGGACATTTGACGAGGTGGCAACACTTTTCCTTCCCCAGTTTGCAGAGGACGACAATATCACGGACGAGAGTTATGCACAGCCGTTGCAGATACTCAAGACCATGAGCGGTCAGCTCCGCCACGAGGTAGCCGACGGAATCACCAAGGGCAAGACCCAGTGGGAGACAGAACAGAAGACTGCACAGCAAAAGGCTATCGAGGATGCGGTAGCAGCAGCCAAAGCGGAATGGGAAAAGGCTACGCAGACACCCAAGCCAGAGGATAAGCCTGAGGAGAAGCCCGATTTCGCAAAACTCGTTGCTGACGAGGTGGCGAAACTCAAGGGCGAACTGACTGGCGATGACAGTGCGCTCGGAAAGCTGGCAAAGCAGTTTACCGACTATATGGCCAAGGTGGAACAGGAGAAGAAGGATGCTATCGTCAACAAAATCCGCGAAGACCTGAAGAGCTATCTGCTCGACGTGAGACTCGCTGACAGGGAGCCAGTCGTCAACCTCGCCATCAAGGAAATGGAGATTAAGGAGGATTCAGACTTCGACAAGCTCAAGATTGATGTCGAGAAGCTGTACGAGGCCAAGTATAAGGAGTTCTACGGAGATTCAGGCAGCGGCCCGTATGCAGGCGGTGCTGGTGGCGGTTCGAATTCCAACAAGGATTTCGAGAACTACATCAAGCAGAAGCAGGCAGAGGCAGAGGCAGCCGCCAACGAAACAAAGGAAATCGAGGCTAAGCTGTTGTAATCGCGGGTTGAAAGCAATATAGAGAGTTCATCAACATTTTTTATTAACAAACACAAAAACAAAGCTATGATTAAGGGAACATTTAATCAGATTGTCAAGGCCAGCGGAAAGTTCGGTGGTGCGCTTGTCGTTTTTGAGGGTAAGCCTGAGCTGCTTGTCGGCGGCTTCAACTTCAATCTCAACGACCTGCCTGCCCCTGGCGACGTGCTGCCTTGCGGTACGCCTGTGAATTGTGACGAGTCAACCCGCGTGATTACTCCTATCATCACAGGTAAGGTTGAGAGCATTGACGGCACTACCGTCACGCTGAAAGACCTCGGCTTTGGTCAGACCGCCATCAAGGTCGGTTCTACCGTAGCTGAACTGGGTAGCGACCTGACACAGGCTGCTGCGAACTATGCCACCGTTACCTCCAAGGAGGGCAACGTGCTTACTCTAAGTGGTGCTATTACTGGTCTTGCCGCAAACGACATCCTCGTTGAGGTTGACGCTACGACCAAGAAAGTAAAGGCTATTCCTAACGCTCTGACTCCTTATGACATCGTTCGTGATGCCAATGCCATCGCAGTAGACGGCGACGGTGCATACAAGAACGACCGTCCTGTTCTGGAGCGTCGTATGCCCGCCATCAACGATGCAATCAAGACTGCACTCGCTAATGCTGGCTGTCAGTTCAAGTGGTCTAACCGTAAGTAAAATTTCCGACTATGGCAACTACAAGAGCAAAGAGTTTCTACAATCAGTACGACATCCGTCGTTATGTAGACGAGAATAACTTCAGTGTCATCATGGACACTGCCAATGCGAAGTACAACAAGGCCCAGTGGCGTATGCTGGGTAGTTGGGACACCCCAAGCGACAGCAAGGTATGGAGTCAGGGCCAGAAGACCGTGCCCATCATGGCTCGCGCTTCACTGCTCTCCACCCACGGCCTGAAGCCGATGCGTAACACCGCAGGTTGGAAGTTCTACACTGGTTCTACACCTAAGTTCGGTCACGGCTACACAATGGGCGAGGACGACATGTTCCTGCTCCGTGATGCCCGCAACAACACAGGTGCATCAATGCAGAGCCTCATCTACGACTCCCTGCTGACCAATGCGCAGAATATCCTCGGCGGTATGCACAATGAGCTGACTCACATGTGCTTCGAGCTGGCTTCTACTTCTGAGATTCACGAGGCATCCGTAGACGGTGTAGCCTATGACTTCACCTTCGACTTCGATGCAAACCAGTTCCAGGAGGTCTCTCCTGCTTGGTTCTTCGTATCAGGTGACACCATCACTCCGAATCCAGACGCCAACATCATCAAGGACTTCCTTGACCTGCAGCGCCTGTACACATCGACACAGAACCGTGACGTGAACGCTTGGATGATGAACAAGGACACCTTCGACATGATTGTCGACCATCCTTCTGTTCTTTCGTCCTATCTTGCCAACAAGAACGTTCAGGCCGTCAATCAGGCTGCTTACATCGCTACCCGCGTAGAGCTTGCCAACTTCATGCATGACCGTGGCGTATGGGGATTCCTTCCAATCGACTTCAAGTCTGTTCATGAGGAGGACGGCGTACCTGTTGAGGATGCTCCCGCATTCGACCCGCAGTATATCATCGCGTTCAATACCAAGGAGAAGATGTTCAACATCAAGAACACCAACTCCATCTGGAAAGACCGTCAGGCTTACGGTGGTATTGCCCGCAACACGATGTACAGCTTCGTTGAAGACCGCATCGCCGTGTTGAGCACATGGGGTGAGAATCCTATCCACAACACAGTGGAGTTCGAGTTGTATGCTGGCCCCGTATTCCGTAACCTGCGCAACTACGGTCGCGTGAAGGTGTTCGGAGTAGCACCCAGCTCATCTTCAAGCTCAAGTGAGTAATCTCTAAATGACAAGTGACATGGCATGTGCTTATACCATAAAGGACTATCTGGAAGGCAAGTTGAGGAACATCAACATCCCTGACAACGCCCTCATGTCCATCTGCGCAGATGCAGAAGTCGATCCTTGTACCGAATTCTCCGATGCCACACAGAGGCAGAAAGACCTTAGTCTCGCATGGCTCTATGTGTGGGTGGCTGGCTCGCCAGTCCAATCGGGAGGATGGAGCGAGGAGGATGCGGACTGGAAGCAGAGCGAGAATGGTGAGCGCATGTCAGCTGGTGTACTCAAGCAATACCTTGCCATGGCCAATGATATCTTCGACAAGTACGACCTTCCATCCATTGGGACAGAGGACTGGGGGTTCGTTGGCCGTGGCATCCGTAACCCAAGACGCTACCGCTAATGGCTACCACAAGACCTCGAAACGAACGCTTCCCTCACCTGTGCGTCATCACACGCGCTGTGGACGAAGACCCCATGGTCGATGAGGGTGAGAGCGTCATCATCTATCAGGGTAAGTGCAGGGACTATGACAAGAACACCGTTTCGGACAAGGGCGATGTCCTGAACAACTTCAGGGGACTCTCGTTGCCGTTGGACAGGAAAGGGTGGATGATGAAAGGAACTGTACCCCGTGAGGGTGATATGGTCGAGGTAGACAGAGGTACGCACAAGGAGAGCGGAAGGGTAGTGGACGTCAATCCCGCGAATTTCGGAGGAACACATCTTATTTGGAAGTATGGCAGGACTTAGGGCAAATAATCTGGCAGTGATAGAGAAAGCCTTTGAGGATTTCAAGAACACGACGGTGCATGACGAAACTATCAAGCATCTTCGTCTTCGTTGTCAGAATATCCTAGTGAAAGCCATACAGAACAGGTTAAGGATGAGCCACACGAAGGGACATGACTACACGGGAAACCTTCTCAACTCCATTGTCGTTGTCCTCTATCAGGACGGAGAGATAGCCGATATATGGTCGGCTGGAGACCAGGGACAGGTTGAAAAGCCGAAGTTCCGTAAGATGACAGCCCGCAAGAGGATGTATGTCTACAGCAACGACTACAGTAGGGTCAGTTCCCGTTATCGTGCTGAAGTTCCGACAAACCGTGGTTTTGCCGACGAGGATGTCCAGAGTTTCCTGAACACCAATCAACCCAGTATCCGAAAGGGTTTCTGTGTGACAGTTGCCTATACCGTTGAATATGCGGAATGGGTAGAGATTGAGAGGGGGACGACTGGATTTGTCAGGACGGAAAGGGATGCTTGGAAAGAGTTCAGGATTTCGTTCAAACCAATGAAGGCAGCATAATGGCGCAGAAGACGACTATAGCAAAGATGTATGACGACCTCGTGAATTCCCTTGAAGGAATTGTCGAGAGAAAGTATATCTTCCCGCAACGTCCTGACATCAAGGAGGCGGAGCTTGATACGATGACCAAGTACATCGTCGTCGAGATTCCTGCACAGATATCGGACATGGCCGTCGGAAATTACAAGTTCCATCTGATCACTGCTGGTGTCTTCTATCTCATCTCCAAAGCCAAGAAGAATATGACGTTCAACGTCAATGCCCTTTCTGACTTCACGGAGGAGGTTACGGACAGGTTCCCTATCAGCGGAGAGTACATTGCAGCCGTCAACCCAACAGTCCTCGCAAGTGGCGTGGATGAGTTCGGCTACCAGATTGTCACCGTCACTTTTGATATTCATAGTAAGTAAACATCAACACATTAAATAACTGGAAATATTATGGCAACAATTGCATCAACCGAGACCAACAAATTCGTTGGTATCAGCGCACTCAAGGTTGTGAAGGGCGGTTTTGATACCGGGTTCACACTCGGAGGCGGAAAGAGCCTCGTTGAGGTTCCTGTGGCTGAGGACGGCGGTTTCACCTACACTGGTGGTGAGCCTTCCATCGAGCACTACAAGATTCACGGTCTGACGGCAGACTGGACGAGCCGCACCACTCCTGGTGAGACCTCCGTGAATCTCTTCATCCCTAGTATTACCAAGAGTCTCCTGACACTTTTCGGTTTCAGTGTAACTGACAAGAATTCAGGAACAATTGCAGGAAAGAGCATCTCCAGCGGTTTTACCTTCGCGGAGACCTCTCTGGCCGTTACTCTTGGTGTCGTCGCTTTCAACGACGAGGGTACGAAGGCATTCGGTATCAAGGCTACAAAGCTCTCTGCTACCATCGTGTTCGACGAGGCCAACAGCGCGAAGCCTATCGGTATCTCACTGACTGGCTCAACCTCTGCAGGCGGCGACTCTGACGCAATGGGTATCTTCGAACTCAGCGCCAGCAGCTAAGAAGGAAATCCATTCTAATCTTGAATTTCGGCGTAGTGCAGGTGTTTTTGCCGAAGCTACGCCGATTTAACGTATTAACAGGCAGGCATGAAAATAGACTACGTAGTTCCGATGGTATTTGAGGATGATGCTGGATGGCAGGCAGACTATGCCGCACATGTCAGATACAGGGGCTACACAACAGGCAGGAACGTCCGTTTCAGAAATTGGGGAACCGAGTATCTGCTTGTAAGGTGCATCAGGAAGTTCATGCCTTTCGTGCGTACAATATATATTATACTGGCAAGGGAGAGCCAGAAACGCTCTTGGATGGATGAGGACGGTATCAAGGTTGTATATCATCATGAAATCATCCCAAAAAGATTCCTCCCGACTTTCAACTCATGTACGATCGAGATGTTCATCCCGTATATTGACGGACTCTCAGAACACTTTATCTATGGCAACGACGATATGTTCCCCGTTTCACCATTGAAGGAAACGGATTTCTTCGTTGACGGGAAACCATTACAGCATTTATGTGAGAAGAAATTCCCTGAGAAGGAGAACTTGTTCCACATGAAATGCAGGAAGCAGCAGAAGATGGTTACAGAGGCATTCGGGAAAGACATCGGTGATATGTGGCTTCATAACGGTCACGGTCTTGCCCCGCTTCTCAGGAGTTCGTGCCTTGAAGCCCGTGAAAGGTTCGACAAGGAAGTCGTCGATGGAATTAGACCTGAACGTTCCTTGACGAGCTATAATCAGTACCTGTATGTACTTTGGCAGTATTTCACGGACAGATATGTAGACGGAAGGGTAAGGAGTACCTATCTGTCCGTAAAAGACGAGGCCGACCGCATAGGAAAGGTCATGAGAATGTCGGATGGAATTGTGTGTGTAAACGATAACGAGTGTGTCGATGATATCAGCGAGTATGCATCGCTGGTTCGCGGCATATTAAATGAAAAGCTTATGGCAAAAGGAAAAAACGAAAGGAAAGACTACAGGATCTGGGTCTCTTACCACAAGGATGAGCTTGTAGATAACTACGGTCTGAAAGAGGATGACCATCATGTACTGTTCGCCACACACTTGGAGGCGGATAAGATGAATATCAATCGGATGAATCCAGTCTATTCTGAGATGGTGACGATGTGGTATGTATGGAAGAACAACATCAAGAGTGACTGCGTAGGATTCGAGCATTACAGGAGACATCTCAACATACGTTTCATGCCGAAGAAGAACGAGTGTCTGATATTCCGTGCGTTAGATTTCGGCAAGAGGTCAATCTATGAGCAGTACGCCAAATGCCATAACGCCAAGGACATGGACGTTGTACTCTCCATCCTCGACAAGAAATACGGAGAAGGGAATCCATACAGGAAACATATAACGGAAAGCCGTATTCTTATTGCCAACTGCTGCTTCCTTATGAGGTGGGCAGACTTCAAGAAGCTGTGCGAGTTCCTTTTCCCGATACTGGAAGAGTTCGGGAACTTGTCTGTGGCCAACCCTGAATCGATTTCCGACTGGAAGGACAAGGCCGTAAAGGACTTGGGGTATGACAGGGCGGACTATCAGATGCGTGTTGTCTCCTTTCTTGCAGAGAGACTGATATCCGCATGGATAACGACACACATGAAATGGAGCAATGGCATTCAGGTTGCCATCGTGCATTACAACACACCTGAACTCACATCAGCTGCAATACGTTCTCTGAACAAGGTGACTCCAGGTTGCAATGTGGCGGTGTTCGACAACAGCGACGAGAAGCCTTTTGTGAACGACTTCGAGAATGTCACGGTCATCGACAATACAAAAGGACAGATAATCGACTTCGATGAGATGCTGAGTCATTACCCAGACAAGGAACTTGGTGACCGCAATAAAAGCAATTTCGGAAGCGCGAAGCACTGCAAGAGCGTGGATTACCTGTTTGATATCCTTCCTGACGGATTCGTGCTGATGGACAGTGACGTACTACTGACAAAGGATATCAGCGGGATAGCGTGCATGGACAAGGCGGTCGTTGGTACGAAACATACCAAGGACGGCGTGACGCTGTTCCATCCGATGCTCTGCTGGCTGAACGTTCCGATGCTAAGGGCAAACGATATTGCGTATTTCAACGGAGAGAAGATGTGGGCATTGAGCAAAGTGTTCCCGAACAACAGGTACGATACTGGCGCATGGCTTTTCGAGGAGGTCTTGGGCAAAGGTCTTGACTTCACCGATATTGATATATGGAGATACATCATACACTTCGGCCACGGTAGCTGGAGGAAGAAGGATTATTCCAGATGGCTTGAGGATAATAGGACATTATTTGAATAGATATGGAGAAAGAACCGAAGGTTGAACAGCCGTCATTGCAGTCGCAGAGGACGTATGCAAGCATCAGAGACAATGATGCGACGGTGGTGAGCGTGCTCGGCACGAAGAAGAAGTACAAGATTAGGTGGCTGAAGAACGGACAGATAGACCGTCTTTCGCGCCTGCTTATACGTAAGGCGAATACCGATGACAAAGACGGAAAGAATGACTCTGCCCTCGATGCCATCATGGAGGACTCGAAGCTGGCTTGCAAGGCTGCTGCTATCTATGTCCTTGACGGATTCTGGAAGCTGAAGTTCCGCTACTGGTACTTGTGGCGGTGGTTCTACTACATCCGTCAGTACGACAACGTACAGCTTCAGGAACTTCTCGACGAAGGTAAAAAAAAAGTACCGCTCGTTCCGTTCTTGATGACTACCATATCACTGACCGCGGCAAAGGCTACGCTAATGAATATGAGGACGGAAGAAGCCGAACGTACCCTTCAAGAACTCGCTTCGGCGCAGCAGGAGGAGACGGAAAAGCCAGGCAGTGGCTCCTGATGCCCCGTGATTTCCTCTTCGGACTTGTCAGAGTCCCGATGTGGGATTACTACTGGGGGCTGACGGCAGCACAGGTAGAACTGCTGACGATAGACCAGCCGATAGTAGTCTACAAGGCTGACGAGGACAATGACAAGCCTTGGAAGAACGGAACTGTCTCCGAGAGCTATGCGAACAAGCAGTACCAGAAATGGCTTGAGAAGAAGAAGCAGCGCGAGGAGTCAGGAATGGACAAGAAGATGGACAATGTGTTCAAGCAGGGAAAGAGGATAGACCTGTTCCATCTCATAGAGACAGGCGAACAGAAAGAACTCTAAAGGTCATGGGGAAAGAAAAATCCCCCGACTTTAATAAACGACTCTCACATACATTTATTAATAGCACCCATGGTGTCGCGTCGGGGGACATGCCCTGTTTTACGACATCATGGGTTTGTTGTGCTATGTTCGTATGTGAGACGGGTGCAAAGGTAGGAAAAATAATATTAATCAGCCAAATTTTGCACAATGAAGGTAATAGAATTATTGAAAATTAACCAAAACGCGATGGAATTGATGTCAAAGATTGGACTCAAGCCGTCGGACTACAGGTTTATTAACCTTTACGATGAATACCTCAGTATGAAAGGGGAGTGTATGAAATACTGGTACATCATCACACACTTGTCCGAGAAGTACAAAATCAGCGAAAGCAGCGTGAAAAGGCTTATAAGGAAGTTTTCGCGAGAGGTCATTTTCTGAACCTTACAATACGCCATATTTCTTTGAATGACAGATTGTTATATCTATCTTTGTCCCTGTCAAAGCGCAGAGACAGAGATAACTGAATTATTCACAATTAAAAAGAAATTCGTTATGGCAGAGATTTATTCAATACCAGACAATTCGGGAACCCCGCAGTTCACCATCCC